AAGCAATTGTGCCTCTTTCCCAGTTATGGGAGAAAATGACGACCATCCTAAAAGGCATTCTCGCAGAGAGCCAGAACGGTGGCGCAGGCAACGCACTGTCGGCACTGGTGGATAAGGTCGGGGCAGCAATGCAGGGAAGCACGCAGACACCAATATCCGGTCTGCTCGACAGACTGAGTGGCGGTGGAAACGAACCGCAACCTGCGACAGCAAACGGAGCACCAATAAACTACGCACCAGTATATAACTTCAACGGCGCAGCACCTACGAAGGATGATCTGGTGGAAGCAGAGCGTATGTCACAAGCAGAATTCAATGAAATGATGGAGCAGTGGCAGCGTGACAACGACAGAAAGAGGTTCTAAGGAGGCGAGAGAATGGCAGGCACATACGAAACGGTGCAGGGCGACACATGGGATAAGATAGCGTACCAGGTCTACGGAGATGAGAAGTACGCAGGATACCTCATGGAGAACAACCGCCTGTTACTGGAATACCTGGTATTCCCGGGCGGGGTCACTCTCGCCACACCGGAACTGGCAGATGAGGTAGACGAAGATCTGCCAATATGGAGGGATTAAGCATGGACCCAAGGAAAGCAACCGCCTCCGTTTCATATAACGGAAAGCGGATTGATACCAAACTCGCAGAGTACCTCCAGTCATTCAGTTACACAGATGTTGCATCGGGAGAGAGCGACAGCCTCTCCCTCAACATCAATGACAGAGACAGGAAGTGGATCAAGTCATGGTTTCCAAGCAAGGGAGACACTATGGCGGCCACGATTATTATGAAAAACTGGAGCAAAGAGGGAGATACACAGAAATTAAGCTGCGGGTCTTTTGTGATTGATGATTTCAGTTTTTCTGGAACACCAGTCAAGCTGAAACTGGAAGCGTTGGCACTTCCGGCAGACAGCAGCTTCAAGGAAACACAGAGAACAAAAACATATGAGAAAACAACCTTGGAGAATATCGGACAGGAAGTCGCAAAGCGGGCGGGCATCAAACTGTACTATGAAGCACCAAGGATACCAATAGAAAAGGTGGAGCAGAGCGAGAAGGATGACTGCTCATTCTATAACGAGTTGGTAAAACTCTACGGCTTCGCCATGAAGATATATAAAAACAAAATCGTGGTGTTTAACGAAGCCACCTATGAGAAAAAGAAATCAGTGGCAACGCTGACGGAACGGAACATAGAACCGAACTGGTCATGGAACACAAAATTGTGCAGAACCTACACCGGGGCGAAATATGAGTACACCAACAATGATAAGAACCAGACGATAAAGGTCGAGGTCGGTGGCGGAAACAGGATACTGAAGGTCACGGATGCAGCGAGCAACGCATCGGAAGCAGAGCGCATTACACTGGCAAAAATCAATGAAGCCAACAAGGGCGACACAACCATGTCGGTAACAATGACCAGAGCCAACAGGAAGATCATAGCGACCTCCTGCGTGACCATAAAAGGCTTCGGAAAATTGGACGGCAAGTACTATGTGGAAAAGGTCACATGGGATATCGGAAGCGGATGTAAGCAGAAACTCGACCTTCGGAGAGTGGCGGATCGCTTCACGGATGCCAAATCATCTACCAAGGCTGTGGCAAAGAAGTCAAAGACGGAGACAAAGTCCTCCACAGCGACTACCACGGCAACGAAGTCCACAGGAACGCAGACACCGGTAAAGGGCGGAAAGTACACACTGACAACTACGAAAAAGGGTTACTACACCGCAGCCGAAGCACTGGCAGGCAAGGTAACTGGAGGACACCCGACAGGTACAAGACGACCTGGAACATATACGATATTCAACATTTCACAGGGTATGCTGAATCTAACGACCAAGGCAGGAGTGCCGGGGTCATGGATAAACCCAAACTAAGGAGGTGGAGAGCATGGCAGCAGCGACAATCAGACTGGGGAAGATATCCTCAATCAATTACACAGCAGGGAAAGCCAGAGTGGTGTATGAGGACAGAGACGACTCCGTGACAAGCGAGCTTCCATTCCTCGCCCTGCAGTACAACATACCAAAGGTAGACGACCTCGTGGTCGTGGCTTGCTTTTCCAACGGCACGGTGTCCGGGGTCATACTCGGACCGGTGTATAATTCAGCGAACACACCACATGAGGGTGGCGCAGGCATCTTCCGGCAGGAGATGAGCAACAATGTGAATGAAGCAGTCATGTCCTATTCAGAAAAGAAGCAGACAATAATCCTGCGTGCCCCGAAGATAGAATTCGAAGGGTACGGATACGAGGACAAGCCGTATGTGACACTGGAACAGATAAACGATGCGTTCTCGGACATTGATGATAACAAGACCGGGATATCCAACCTGCAGGATGACACAGCCAGGACAAAAGGAAAGCCGTCCCTGCAGGCACAGTTGGACGCATTGGAAAAAAGAGTAAAGGCACTGGGAGGTTGATGGGATGGGAAGAATAGGAAACTTTGGAAAACTGATCGTCTTTGAAACGAGCGACAGCAGAATCCTCAACTTCACAGACTACCAGAGAACCATATCGGCAAACTGGGCGAAGCATGAGCGCATCGGGAAAAAGCCGCAGTCAGAATTCCTCAACCCAGAACTGATGACCGTACAATTCAAGGTCGTACTGAACGCACAGCATGGAGTGAAGCCATGGAAAACATTCCACGAAATCACAAAAGCAGTGCAACAGGGAAGAGTGGAGAAACTGGTCATCGGAAACCATGCCGTAGGGTCGAACAGGTGGAAGATCACACAGGCTACCCAGTCAAACCTTATTGTTATGGGTACTGGGGAAATCCAGAAGATGGATGTCAATCTTTCATTGGAAGAATATCTGTAGGGAGGGCAGCGGAATGACAATAGACTTAAAACACATAACCGTAGCCTTTGACTACGCAAGCGGGGACATCGCAGATATTAAAAGATGTCTGGAATGCTTATACCAGACGGCAGAGGGAACGTGCCCACTTGACCGGGAATTCGGTCTGAACACGGACTTCGTAGGGATGCCGATGGATGTGGCAAAGAGCCAGTTCGCAGTGGAGATCATCGACAAGACGGACCGGTACGAGCCAAGGGCAAAAGTAAAAGATATCAACTTCTCATTCAATGAGGATGGGCAGTTGCAGGCGGAGGTGGTAATAACAAATGTCTGACACAATCCAAAGCGTAAAAGACCTCCCAGAGGTGTCGTTCATTGACAATGACACACTGGAAGCAATGAAAACAAGAATGGTGGCAAACTTTGAGAGCGAATGGAAGCGCATCACAGGACAGGAGATAACGCTCTCTCCTTCAGATCCGAACCGCATCATGCTATATGCCATCGCACTGGAATTATACCAGGACGAACAGTACATAGACAGAGCCGGAAAGCAGGACTTAATCAAATACTCCTACGGCGAATTCCTCGACAACCTCGGAGCAGGCAGGGGAGTAACCAGAAAGCAGCCGTCCCCTGCGGAAACAACACTGAGGTTCACTCTTTCAGAGAAGCGGCCTGCAGCCGTAGGCATACCGGAAGGAACAAAGGTCACGGACGGCAACCTCAACTACTTCGCCACAGTAGGATACGAGGAAATCCCCGCAGGGGAAACCTATGTAGATGTGAGGGCACTCTGCACCGAGAACGGAGTGGACGGAAACGAACTGCTGCCGGGGCAGGTCAATGTACTGGTTGATTTGATACCGTATGTGGAGAGCGTAAGCAACACGACCAAGACAAGCGGTGGAGACCTCGAATCAGACGAGAGCCTTGCAGAGAGGATATTCCTCGCACCAAGCGGATACAGTGTCGCAGGACCGGACGATGCATACAAATACTGGACAAAGACCTACAGCCAGACCATCGGAGATGTAAAGGTAACCAGTCCGAACCCGGTAGAGGTAGAAATTCGTTTCATTATGACGAACGGAGAACTCCCGACAAAGACTGTCATAGACGGAGTGGCAGCATACCTGCAGGATGAAAACATCCGCCCGCTTACCGACAAGGTAACCGTGCTCGCACCGGAGACGGTCAAATTCAACATTGCATTCACATACTATGTAAATTTGAGTGACCAGTCCAAGGCAGGAACTATACAGGCGGAGGTGGCACAGGCGGTGGCTGACTACATCGAATGGCAGACCAGAACCATCGGCAGAGATATCAACCCTTCAGAACTCATGAAACGGATCGTGGCAGCCGGAGCAAAGAGGGCGGAGATAACCTCTCCGGTATTTACGACCGTGCCGGATACCAGTGTCGCAAGGATAGGAACGCAGACCGTGACATACGGAGGTGTTGAGAATGATTAGTTTATATGACGGACAGATCACAGACCTCCTGCCATGGAAGATAGCACAGAGCACTGAGGTGCGCTGCATATCCTACGCAGTGCAGCAGGAACACCAGAGGATGCTCCGGCTGGCAGCGCATACCAGAACTATGGCAGTCATTGATGAACTGC